GAACCGTATTGTTGAGTAACAACTCTGAACAATAATGGTGTAGTTAAGTTAGTTAAAGTTGCACATGCTGTAGAAGCTGATAATCCACCCGTTGCGTTTACAAGAGGTAAGATTCTTAAATCTGACAAGAATGTTTCAGTATCCAATTCAGAACCATCTGGTGAAATTAATTTACCTTGTCCTGCGCTAACAAAACCTGTCATCTTAAGGATTACTCTACGATACTCAGTACCTGTAGCACCTGTGATGATTCCAATATCAACTAAATTACCGTTTGTCCAAGTTTGAACTTGTGTAGATGCTGTGATAGCACTCCATTGTCCTTTAGAATAGTCAAACAATCCAGGAGGGTCTAAACCTGCTTCGCCACCTTCGTAGAATAAATCATAAAGGTTTTTAGCGTAAGTTGGGTTGTAAGTACCGTTACCTGTAGTGTAACCTGTGTTAGGGTCACCAGGATAGTTTCCAGGAGAACCGATTGGTGCGTAGTGCTCACCTGATTGGTTAGCGGTACCTCCGTTATATCCTTGGATTTTAGGTACAAAGAAGAACAATTTACCAATTGGTAAGTTCATTGCTTGTACTGATACGATATCGTTCGCTAACAATTTAGAGAATACACGTCTGATGATTGGGAATACAACTGTTTCAAACGAACCTGAAGATGCGTCTGAAGATGCTTCGTTAATCAATTGAGATGCTTGGTTCTCATATAATTGAGCTACGTTTTCTTTTAGGTGGCCTCTAAGACCTTCAAGGAACCCTAATTTGTCCCATTTGTTGATAGTATCTTCTTTGATAACTTTAAGGTGCTTAAGACCGATGTTACCAACAAGACCTGATTCTAATAATGCTCCCATTTTTTTGGTTTTTATTATTTTTTTAGTTTATTGTTTTATTTAATTATTTTAGTCATTAAATCTTTCATTCTCATAAATTGAGGATTCTCATAAGTTTTTGATTCAATTAGTGACTGTGCAGAACCTGTTACTGGTTCGTGGTCAATAACTCTTTCAAATGACTCATTGATACTTCCTTTATTCAAAGATGAAAGCTCATCTTTAATTGACTTGTAAAGGTTTTTAGACTCTTTTAATGTTTCAGCACTATCAAATCTTCTCAAGATGTTAATTTTCTCTTGTTTAGATGTTGAATGTTCTGTGAAAAGTCTTGTTGTGTAAGCTAAGTTTGAGTTGAATACTGCAACTTCGTTAAGTTTGTCTCTGAAAAGGTTTAATGCTTTTCTGTATTCTTCGTTTTTAGCTCTCAACATTTGAACTTCTTCCATTAATTCGTAGTTCTCCTTCATATTGATATTTGCACTTGAGTGTGCCTTTGGTTTTGGTAGACCACCTTTTCTGAAATTAGAACCATTTCCTAATGTTCTAGCAGCTTCTTTAAACTCACCTTTCTTCATTTTTGGAGTAGATTCTTTATATTCAAATTTTGGTTTACCTGTACCTTTTGTAGGATTAGCGGCTTTCATATTTTCTTTAAAACCACCTGCAGATTTTTTATAAGAGAATTTAGGACTTCCGATTTTACCAGATTTTCCGACAACAGGCTTCATACCTTTTTTAGATTCATACATATGTTCCTCTGATTGGTATTGCATTTCCTCTTCCATTTCATCGTACATAAGTTTGTCCATATCATCTTCAAAGAACATTCCACCAGGTCTGTCTTCTTTAGGTGCTCTTGGAAGTTCTTCATCGTCGTCATCAGATTCTTCATCTTCTCTATCCATATGGATTTCATAAATGGTTTCTTCTAATTCATCACCGGCATCTTCTAAATCGTCTTGGTTAAATTTGTCAAAAAACGATTCTTCTTCATTGTCGTCGTCTTCATCCTCCATAGCAATTTCATAAATTGTTTCTTCAAGTTCAGAGTCTAATTCCTTATCTTTGTCATCTTCATCATAAGATTCGTTAACTGATAATAAGTACTCTTCGTCTCCGTCTTTAAGATTTACGTAATCACCATCTTTTGTGATTTCAACCTCATCTTCAGGTTTCATTTTTTTGAAAACTGTCATTAATAAATCGTGAGTTTCAGGAGAGTTATCCATTGCCGTGAAATCCATCACTTCAGGGTTTTCTTCAAAATCAAAATCTTCTTCGGATTCGTCTTCATCAGACTCTTCCTCGTCATATTCTTCTTCATCAGACTCTTCTTCTTCAGATTCATCTTCTGACCCAATTTCCTCTTCAGACTCTTCTTCAGAATCATCAAATTCCATTTCGTCTTCATTAGCCTCATTTAAGGACTCTTTTACAAGCTCGCTAATTTCTTGCTTCATTGTTGACTCAAGTATTTCTTTTGCGTTCTCATTGATTGCTTCTTCCAAATTTTTCAATTGGATTACTGCTTCTTCAACTAGGTTTTTTTCTGCCATTTTTTTATGCATTTCTTAATAAATATATATGTGATTAAAAAAAGTTAGATTTTAAATTAAATAAAATAAAAAAGGAGGGATATACCCTCCTTTAATACTTTCACAAAAATCAATTTTTATTCAAAAATCTCATCAATCTTACTTTCAGCTACTGATGTGATTCTCCAATCATAAGAGAAAGATTCATAAGCTTTTGTAACTTTTGCCTCAACATCTGTTACATTGTAACCCTTAACGAGTTTTTCTTCTCTTACTTTTTTAATTTTGCCCGAATTTTCATCAGGTAAATCATACTGAACTTTTGCTACGAAATACTTTTCATCCATTTCCATAATAAATTATTTTGATAAATAATCGTTAAGTTTTTTCATTAAATCAAGCGATTTAGATGCAGATTGTTCAGATTTTTGTTCTTGTTCTTCTTTTAAGTTTTCTTCGTACTTTGTTCTGTCGTTAATATCTTGGAATAAATATGCTCCTGGTGTAGATGGTGAAGATACCAAGTCAAAACAAATTAACTCAAAATCATCTTGAACTTCATTTTGTTCTCCTTTTTTTGTTAATGAACCGACACCTCTTGAGGATATACCTAAAGTAACCCCTTGTCTTAATAAGTTAGCTGCTTGGTCACCTTTAGTTGAAACAATTCCTCTTTCGTGGAAACCAGGTGAAGTAAGAAGTTTCAATTTACCAAGTAATATATGTCCATCCCACCACATCTCTGTGATAATATGAGATACACGGTCTAAATCAATCAGAGATGACTCAGGGTGATTTAATTCAGATAAAGCGACACCCTTATCTATATAATTTTTTTTATAGTTCTCAACCTCTCTTTTTAGGATTCTTTCAGGGTAAACTCTACCATTTCTATTTGGAGTATTGTATTTTTGTAATACGGCATAAAACTCAAACGGTTTTGAATAATCCAATTGAGTTTTACTTTCCTGTATCATTGTTAGATTATGACTCTCAGTTGGAGAAACATATCCAGCGTCCATTTCAATCAGAATACCTTTACCACTATCATTTGGACCTAAAATTTTAAAGTTTTGCATTTTACGTTTTATTCATAAATATTAATTACTTTTGTTTTATCTGTTTTAGTTAATGCAAAAGTGAAATACTTATTACTTTTAAAATTTTCACTGTCAATCAAATCTATCGACTCTTTGACAAATTCTTTTATTTTAGGTGATTTAAATTCTGAAACATTTTTCAGAAAGAATGTTATTTCTAAATTCATAAATGACGACTTATTACAAGATAGTCCACTACTTCTTAAATCAGTGTCAACAATAAAATTTGTTTCAATGAAATCATATTTTAATATTTCATAGATAGTATGTCTGATTGACCTATTAAAATTCATTACCACTCTTTCCCAATTTTCCTCATTTCTTTTAGGGTTAAGCCAAGATTGTATATTTATATAAAAAGATTTTAAATTTTTAGAATCTACTGTTCCATAATTAACCTTGAATTTTTTGTACCCTTTGAGTGATACGGATTTTCCTTTCTTCATTTGTGTTCATAATTCTCACGTTTATTTTAGGAAAATATAATGAAAAATAATTAATTTGTCAAAAATAAGAATTAGTATGTTAATTGTAAAAGTACACAACCAAAACATTGAGAAAGCTTTAAAGGAGCTTAAAAACAAAGTGATAAAAGTTAAACAGGTTAAAGAACTAACCAAACGTAAAACTTTTGTTAAAAAAAGTGATATTAAGAGAGAACAGAAAAGAAAGGCAATTTACCTACAGAGTAAATCAGAGGACTAATTGTTTGTTTAATTCTTTAATTTTAACAAATTCGTTAAAATTAAATTGAGTTGATTTAATTCTTTCTTTTGTTTCATTTAATCTTGTCTTCAATTCGTCTTCCGAACTTGAATTTATCATCTCGTCTAATTTTTTCAAAACTTCTTTCTTTTCAGTTTTAAAATTTTCAATTAAAACTGTCTCATCTTGTTTGAAAATTGACAATACTTCTTTTTTTGTTGATTCATCAAGTTTATTCAAATATTGATTTGCAGTTGAGTTCATAATTTTACTAACTGAAGATAAAGGTAATTTAGAAATACCTTCTTTAACAATTTTTTTTGTTTTTGTTAAATTTTCAATTACCAATTTTTTACTTTCAACTGTTTCTTCAATATTCTGAAGATTAGTATTTAAGATTTGGTCAATATTATGATACTCACTAACTTTTAAGTCGTTATTAACCCATTTAGCTAATTTCAAGAAATGTTTTTCAGGAATAGTAATACCTTTAGATTCTTTAATAATCTCATCAACTAATAAAGACGCACTTTCTTTGTCCATTCCCAAATTTTCATTTAATTTATCATAAATGAAAAATAATTTTTTAGTGGGAGTTGATTTTAAAACTAATTGTTTAAATGTTTTTAAATCGTTAGTTAATGATTCATTTACAAATGAATTAACTAATTTTTTTTCTATTGCTGTTTTAAGGTATCCGAATTTCATAATAATAAATATTCTTATTTTAATAGTTTTTCCAAAGTCTCGTTAATTTCTTTCATAGAGTCCTTATTTTTATTAAAATCTACAAAATCATAATCATCCTTAAGAGTACTTTCTAATATAAGGTTTTTCTTATCTCTATTTAAATTT